CCACCATCAACGAGCGTGGCCTTGCCCCAGTTTTCAAGGCCAGACAAAGCGGATGGCTGCATGCTGGCAACCGTCCCAGCCATCCCACCATCAGCAAACCGAGGGATCGGAATGCCGCGGTTGAGCATGTCGAGGTGCCGCCGGCCAAGTTTGCGCACGGCCGCAGCGTTGATGACGTACTCGCCGTTAGACAGGTAGGCCGGAATGCTGTCGCTGGTTCCAGTTCCGGGTCCGCTGATATATCCGCCAGTGGCGAACTTCTGCGGCGCCGGGCCGGGGTCCTGCAGCGTATAAGGCTGCGTGAAGTCGTATTGCGCGCCGACCTTGACGATGATTTCCCGCTTCGCCAAGGCATCCAGCGCGGCCTGCACCTGCGCCAGGGCTGCATCGTCCAGCTTCACGCTGACGGGCATGTCCTCGAGCGCCGCGGCAGCGGTCTTGAGGTTGAGCATTTCCTGCTTGATGTCGGCAATTTTCTGCTCAGCTCGGCTCTGCTCGATGTCGTTGGCGGCAAGCTCGATGTCGCGCAGCTCCCCAATGAAGCCGGCAAAGCCATAGGTGTTGGCCCCTGCCGCCTGCAGTTCCTGCAGCATCTTGAGCGCTGCCTGCGCCTTGGCTTGGGCGCCCTCGACATCGCCGGCCCGCAGCGCCTCCCGCGCGCCAACTTTCAGCGCGCTGGCGGCACCAAACGAGGCCTCACCGCCGGCATTCATGCCGGCGATGGCTTCCTGGTAGCGCTTCTCAATGTCCAGCCGGGCGTTGCGTACTTTCTCCAGCTCGCTGTTGGCCTTTTTCTCCGCGGCAATCAGCGCCTTTACGCCCTGCTCCGAGGCTTTCACCATGCGCTCCTGCTGACCTTTCAGCTCGGAGATGTACTGGTTGCGCTGGCTGATTTCCTTTTCGCGACCAGCGGCAGCGGCGGCGGCAGCAACTTCGGAAAGGAACTGCAGCTCGGCATTGAGCCCGGCCTGCTGTTCCACAATGGCCGCTCTGAAGGCGATCAACGCATCCTTCTTGGCCTGTAGCTCCTCGCGGCTGAACAGCAGCCCATCAATAGTGGTACTGAGGCCTGTACCTTGCAGGCTTCGATCAAGGTCGGCAATTTGTTGGTCGACCTGATCAAGCTCGGTGACCATTCCTGCCGAATTGGCGGCAACAAAAGCAATGCGCTTGCCGAGATCAACGAACTCAGAAGCGCCCTCTAACCCCGCCAGCCACTGCCTTTATCAGTGCAGATGACGTTCTCGAAATGATGGGCGAACGCGCTTACGACAACTTCGGCGAGCACGCCGAGGACTTTCCATGCGTGACGGCCGAGGCGAAGGCAGAGCTCGAAGCGATGCTGAGCGATTGGGTGAATCGCCACTGCCACCCAACCTTCTACCGGATAACAGACGTGACCGAATACGTGCTTACGGAAGAAGACATTCAGGACGCCAACGCCTAGCCCCAATGCGGGAGGAGATAGAGATGACAGACAAGACCGATGCCGAGTTCGAGGTTTGGTGGCAGCAGCAGCTCGGGCGTACCCACTTCGAGGACGTGAAGGACCAGATGCGGAATGTGTGGCTGGCGTCGCGGCGGGAGTTGGTGATTGAACTGCCGGAACGGTTCGACAAGTACGACAGCGGCGACTGGACATATTGGGCCGACGGCGTTGATGCCGCCATCGAAGCAGCCGGCTTAACGGTGAGGGGGTGAGAGATGGCACGATATCAGACCATCAAGAAGTTTTCAGAAGCAACCGGCTACACTGAGCACGCAATCCGGTCCAAGCTCTCGAAAGGAGTCTGGCCCCTGGGCGAAGTCTGGATCAAGGCGCCAGACGGGCATGTGCTGATCAGCGTGGAAGGGTACGAAGCATGGGTGGAAAGCGGAATGGAGTCCGGCGCGCGTCGGCGTCCAGCATTGAAATCAGTTTCATGTATGAGGGGGCGCAGTGCCGCGAACGTCTCCCACTTGAGCCCACCCCCGCTAATCTAAAGCGCGCCGAGAAGCACAAGGCAGCAATCGAGCTTGCCATCTACAACGGAACCTTCGACTACGCAGCGACTTTCCCCAAGTCAAAGCGCGCTGTAAAGCTCGGGCATCAAACCGGGCTGATTCCCCTCTCCGACTATCTCGACAAGTGGCTGGCCCGAAAGGAGGCGCACCTCAAGGCGTCGACCCTGGACGGCTACCGCAAGATCATCAGCGGCGTATTGGTGCCGAGGCTGGGCACCGTGCCGCTGGTGGCGCTGACCCGCAAGATAGTTAGGGACGAACTGACGAAGATGGACGCCTCGAACAAGCGGCTGGCCAACGTGCAAAGCTGTTTGCGGTCGGCGCTGAATGATGCGGTGGATGACGAGCTGATCGAATCGAACCCGCTGGCCGGGTGGACCTACTCAGTAAAGGGCAAGCCCAAGGCGGAAGACGAGATCGACCCGTTCACGAAGGAGGAACAGGCGGCAATCCTGGCGGCAGCGTCCGGGCAATACCGGAACCTGTTGCAGTTCGCGTTCTGGACCGGGCTTCGCACGTCGGAATTGGTCGCGTTGGAATGGGGGGATATTGACTGGCTACGGGGGGAGGCGCGGATCTCGCGCGGACTGACCAAGGCGGCCAAGGAAGCGGAGTTGCCGAAGACGGCGGCAGGTTTGCGGGATGTGAAGCTGCTGCCGATGGCGCTGGCCGCGCTCGAGGATCAAAAGGCACACACCTATATAGTAGGCGGGCCGGTTTTCCATGATCCGCGCTACGGAAAACCCTTCGATGGCGACCAGGCTATCCGGAAGTCATTCTGGATTCCGACCATCCGCAAGGCAAAGGTGCGCTACCGGAACCCGTACCAGACGCGGCACACTTACGCATCGATGATGCTGAGCGCCGGCGAGCATCCGATGTGGGTAGCAAAACAGATGGGCCACAGCAGTTGGGTGATGATCGCCCGCGTCTATGGCCGATACATTCCGAACGATGGCGACACATCAGGCAGCAAGGCGGCAGAGCTGTTCGGGACGCCGGTTCAAATCCCTAATGAGGAGTCAGCATGAGCATTCAACTTGAGCATGGCCGCTACTACGCTCGACGGGATGGCCGTATTGTCGGGCCAGTGATAAAGATCTGCGATACGGTATGGGACTTTTGGATTCCCAGCGACGGGTTCGGGCCGTATCTGCGCAGCGGCAAGACCGGCAGCCCATCCGGCTGGATAGATTCCGAGGCGGATCTTGTTAGCCCCGCTCTGGACGCTCAATAAGGCGGAAGAGACAGCCGTTTCAGCAACATTTCAGCAACCACCACGCTAAAGCCCAATGATTCCGCAGCATGACCGGGGGTTCAAATCCCCCCGGCTCCACCAATTCAACACTGAAACCCGTCTAGAACGCGGGTTTCAGCCCAGATTTGATGGCATTGGATTACTCACAGTCCGTCTGTGAATCCAAAAGGTATGCCATCATGTCCAAGCGCCAAAGCAAAACGGGTGTCCCCCACCTGGTCTATCAAGCCAACACTGGCTTCCAGTACTACCTCACATTCCCTAAGCATTTCGCGGCCAACCCGAAACTGCCTGCGCAAATCCGGTGGTCGCTCAGCCACGACGAAGCCCTGGCCCGCGATCTCGCTAAGTACCTGAATGCTTCTTTCGAGCAGTTCCTTGCCAAGGCAACCGAGCACTATGTCGAGCTCTTTTCTGACCGCCTGCTGGTTGACCTCCAAAGGTTTCACTTAGCGGTAGCGGAAGCACTCAAATTCGCCGACCGGGTTTGGAAAGTCCGTCCGTCGCCCATGAAGCTCGCGAACCAAGACCTTTCGGTCGCCCACGCTCGCATGATGAAAGAGAGTGCCGAGCGTGTAGTGCTCTATAGCCACGAGCCAGGGGGCGAAATTTTCTTCGCACTGACACCAACGCCCGCACTGGTAAAAGCGCTTGGGGTCGGGTTCGTACGCTTTGACTGGCCGCTCGGAACCAACAACCAGAACGTGGCGAGCGACGCTGCCCGGTACATTTACGCCGCCCTTGATGTACTCGAGACCGTCCCACCCTCCCCAGGGCGCTATTCGAAAGAATCTCCTGCATTTGCAGCGATGACGCTTTATGAATACCTGTGCCATGCCCGCCCAGACCAGGGTCGGAATCTCATGCACATCCCCCCAGCACTACCGCAATCTCGGCAAGCTTTGCATTTTCATCTTCAGCAAGCCAACGCGATGCATCTGAAGCTCCGCATCATTGATCGAGCGCTCTTGGTGCAGGAGGGATCGGGGCTTTATGTGATGCTTATCGAACTCGATCCGCTGTGCATGAAAGCGCATCTGAGAGAAAAGAAAAGCTTTCGGGTTGAGCTGCTCACTAGCTCCATCATCATTGCGGTCCTCATGCTGACGTATACGCTGCAGAAGGTTGATAAGGTGCTGTTGCGTTACTTTCAGGAAGACGATCACCAAGATCCTTACGCCCAAGCCATGCAGGAAATCGGTGACCTGGTTCGGCGGATGTTGGGTTCTGCTGCAACCGCCGAGCCTATGCAGACGATTCCGGAGCTGAACTCGCCGACAGATGCTGTGGCACCGCCACAGGATCCAGGCACGCTCGCGTTGCTGAATGCGCTCGGGAGCGTTCTGCCCGACGCGCAGAAAGCCAAGCTTGAAACCCTCTTTACGCAACCCTCCGTCAACGATCGCATTGTCTCGCCGGCGCGTGGTTCAAACGCAGGGTTGAGCCTCGCAGCTTTGGTAAAGGAATACGAAGAACGGCAAATTCGTGAAGGCGCCTGGGCTAACCCGCGGACTCGCATTACCGCAAAGGCCCGCCTGGAAGGCCTGTGCGAGCTGCTTGGCGGGCACCGGCAAGTCGAGACGCTGACTCGCGCTGAATTCAACACGCTACGCGATCATCTGCGTAGCTATCCGAAGAACCGGCATCGCCTCCGTGCCACGCGTAACCAGCCGCTAAGTAAGATCATTAGCGACGGTAAGTTCGAGCCAATCAACCCTCGCACTGCGAAAAAGTTTTTTGAGCTGGCAAGGGCCCTTGTCACCTACGCTCATGATCAGGGTTACATCACCGAAAATATCGCGGCCGGATTGGCATTCAGCACCAAAGGAGCCGAGGCGCCGAGGAAGCGCACGTATAGCCCAAGCCAGATCGAGAAACTTCTTCACGGTCCGGCCTACACACTGACCACGCCGCCGCGCTGGCGCTTGGATGACTACAAGTTTTGGCTGCCGCTGCTTGGCCTTTTTACAGGCGCAAGGCTAAGTGAGCTGTGCCAGCTACGGCTCGAAGACATTCGGCAAGAACTCGGCGTCTGGCTCATCAGCATCAATCGAAGCGGGTCGAAACAGCTGAAGACGTCCGATTCGGAAAGGTTGGTGCCGATTCACCGGCAGCTTATCGAGTCGGGCTTCCTGGAGTTTCATCAAGCACGCCTGGAAGCTGTCGAGCGAGACGGCAAGGCTCCGCTTTTCGACAATATTCGGGTATACGGCGACCTTTCTCCCGGGCATGTTGCGAGCCGTTGGTTTCTCGGCTCAAGCCAGATTAGCCGGGGTTACCTTGGGCTTTGCGGCCTGGGAGATGACGGCCTGACGTACCACGGTCTGCGCCACACCTTTATCAATCAATTTCGCAGACAGAACCTTGACCTGGCGAAAGCCAAAGCGCTTGTAGGCCACTCGGATAAAAGTACCACCGGTGGGTACGGCGACTGCTATCCGTCTGACGTGCTCAAAGACGAGCTCGACAAGCTCGATTTCGGGCTAGGGCTGGGACACATCCATTACCGGCACTATCAAGAGTTACGAGAACGCCAGGGCGTTTTCAATGTCGGTCGCCCGGTTGGCACCCCCTTCCCCAGCGTGCGGGTTGCTAAGCGACACTGGAAAACGTACGCATAATATTCAGCTAATAAAAGGTTCATCGCGCTTTCCCGGGGAAGGCGGCCTTGATTTTCAGGAAGAAGTACTCCGAGTCCCGGAATCCATAG